TTAACAGTTATCATAAATTCTTTGGTTAATAGCTTGTATATGCGCTATTGCTATACTACCTTAAATCCAAAGAAAGAATGTTCCTCATTTAAGAAGAATGTTCATTTGTTCACTTATGGTGATGATAATATTTTAGGAGTTTCCAAAAATGCAGAATGGTTTAATCATACAGCAATTCAGGCTAGATTAGCCTCAATTGGTGTTGAGTATACCATGGCTGATAAAGAATCAGAATCAGTACCCTTCATTCATATCAATGACTGCCAATTCTTGAAAAGAATTTGGCGTTTTGATGAAGATGTTGGGGAATGGTTGTGCCCTTTAGAGGAGAATTCCATTATAAAATCGTTGACCAAGTGGTTACCATCTAAAACAATAGATGAACATGCACAAATGGTTGCTGTAATTAGCAGTGCAAATTCTGAATATTTCTTTTATGGAAAAGAGATATTTCAGACTCACCATAACAAATTTCGATCCATATTGGATCGCGAACCCTATTGTTTCTATGAAACAAGTGGGACTTTGCCTGGATGGCACGAGTTAAAAGCTCGATTTGATGCAGCCTCGAAAACTGTTCAATAGGATACTATGGCCTAAACCAGTCCTAGTATCGACATAAAAAGGTTTCAAAATAAGTTTAATAATGAGAATAATAAAGTTGTTGAGAGAGTCACCGAAAGTACTCTCCTCTCCTCATATGCAATGAATACATATGTTGAGGGCCAAGATTATTCATATTTAGTTCTTCAATCTGAGGAACAAGAAGAAATTAAACCTAATGACACATCAAATGATGAGACTATTGGGAATGTACAGTTTCTAGACAGTTCAGTAGGTGAACAGTACTTTACTCCCACTATTATAAATAGTGTGGCTAAAGTGGACGGTACCGAAGATTTAAATCTCGGTAAATTTTTAGCACGTCCTACTACCATAGATACTTATGTATGGCAGGCAGCTGACCCTATTGGTCTATTAAGAACTACACAACCCTGGTTAGATTTCCTCAATAACGCAGCTATCAAACGTAAGATTGATAATTATGCATTTTTAAGAGGAAAGCTACATATTAAGGTATTAATAAATGCAACACCCTTTCAATTTGGATGTATGCGAATGTGTTATCAACCTCTTCTTGGAGAGTTGACTGACAAGATTAGAGGGAATGCTGTTAATTCACGTATTCCTTATTCTCAGGTACCAGGATTTTATATTTATCCTGCTAAGAATGAGGGTGGTGAAATGGAATTACCCTTTATTTATTATAAGAATTGGTTAGATATAACCAATGCCACTGATACCTTCAATTTCGGATCGCTCCGACATTATATTTATGCACCATTAGATGCAGCTCTTACTGGAGCACCTACAGCACTGACAGTCCGTACTTTAGCATGGATGACAGATGTTGAATTGATGGGCTCGAGTCATAAGCTTACATTGCAAGCAGATGATGGTGAAAATGATGAATATGGACAAGGTGTCCTTTCATTACCCGCCACAGCAGTTGCCAATTTTGCTGGGCATCTAACAAAAGTACCTGTTATAGGTAGATTTGCTAGAGCTACACAAATAGGCGCTGGTGCTTTTTCAAAAATAGCTAGTCTTTGGGGATATACCAATGTTCCTAATATTAGGGATGTTAATGGGTTTTATCCCATGAATGCTCCACAGATGGCTTCTACAGACATTTGTGTGCCTTATCAAAAGCTCACAATGGATCCTAAGACAGAATTGTCTATTGATACCACACCTTTTGGTACTTCAAATATTGATGAATTATCTTTATCATATTTAAAGTCACGTGAATCATTTTATGGTTCAGTAGTGTGGTCTACAACGAACAGTGCCGATGATTTATTATTATCGACACGTGTGACACCCGATTTGAAAGCATTTTCCAATGTTATAGGAAATGGATCAGCTACTGTTGGCTTTAGAGTCGACAGTACACCACTATCCTATATAGGATGTCTTTTTAACAACTGGCGTGGTACACTTAAATTTAGATTTAAAGTTATATGTACACAATATCACAAAGGTCGTATTAAATTTCAATATGATCCTTTAGCTGATATCTCAGCAACTAATGCTGGCACTAATACAGTATATACTCATATACTCGACTTAGGTGAAAGTGATGAAATAACTATAAATATTCCATACCATCAAGCATTAGCTTGGTTGCGGGTAAATTCACGTTCCGATTCTAATAATTGGGCTGGATCGACTTTAGCACCTAGAGCTAATACTGATAATGGTATTCTTGTTGCTCGAGTGTATAATTCACTTGAAGCACCAGTCACAACGTCATCGCTTAACATATTATGTTATGTTAGTGCTGGTGATGATTTCGAATTTGCTAATCCAGCAGGTCGTATTGACTCTACTGGTGTTGGTAAATTGCCTTCACTCTTCGCCCTTCAGGGTGATGAGAGTGAAACACATGAAATCACCTTTGGTGATAAAACAGTACCAGATCCAGATAGATTTGGTCTCAATTTTGGTGAATCAGTATTATCATTACGAAAGTTCTTACACAGATCAGTCATAATGGATACTGTACCATTACCCACTGGTGTAGCATCAGCTTATAACCTTTATCGAAAAGGTTTTCAGCGTATGCCATATTCACCAGGATATTGCGGTGGTGGGTTTCCCACTACTGCAGCAACTGTTACATCGGTTGGTACTGCCCCTTACGCATTCAATGCCATGCACCCATTACCATGGGTGGCTGGTATGTTTGTCGGCTTTAGAGGTAGTGTCAACTATATGTTAACTGTCAATAGTCCGAAAATTACGCCTGATGACATTCGTGTCACACGTACGACAGACTCAGCATCAGTTACAGCTGCTAACCGTGTTGCAATCTTACAGTCAAGTACTGCAGGATCTGCCTCACTCAGCGCAAAATGCGCTAGTTTTGGTGTTGTTAACAATAGCCGGAATGGTATTGCTGGGTATGCTTATACTTCAGCAAGTACTAATCCTACTTGTTTATTCACCTTTCCTGATTACAATCAGAAAAATTTTTCTTTATCTAACCCTTCCTTCTATATTGCAGGAGGTGGCGTAGATGATACGCAGTTGCAGGGAGTCTTAACGACAATTATCTCTGCAAACGCAACCGCT